AGAGGCTTATGGACATGGCGGCAAGGTTCATGGTGGATTAAAACCAATTCCTAATAATAACCCCGGACTTGCTAAACTACCTGAAGGTGTTAGAAATAAAATGGGTTACATGCAGGATGGTGGTTCTGTTAGTGATGCTACAGCTACTAATCTAATGGAAATGTTATATGAACAAAGTTTACCTACTCAAAACAACTATGGTTCTTTACAAGATCAAGATAGAATAGATAGACGAAATCAAGAGATCATGGATATGGTTACCGGCTCAGCAGGGGCAGTAGGTAGAATAGCAAAGCCGAGTAAAAAAGCTATTGAAAAGTTTTTAAAAGAATATTTTAATTTACCATTTACTCCTAAATTTAATAAAACATTGCCAAAAATTGATTTTAAAGGCTCACCATCACAAAGAGACATGGCTAAATTTGAATATGGCAGGAGAAAAAATATTGAAAGCCAATTAGATTTATATGAAGATATTCCAAACATGTCTCAATATAAAATTCAAAATGCTTTTGAATTAGAAGATGCTGGTGATATGATTGATGTTTTAAGAAAAAGAGGTTTATTTGCGAGCGGTGGATTAGTGGGTATGATGCATGGTGGTGAGGCTAAAAAGAAAAAGAAAATGTACGGCTATCAAGAAGGTGGTGCAGTTCAAGAAGATGCTATGATGCAGCAGTACTTACAGTCTATGGAAGCACAGCAGCCTAATTCTTTTGTCCCTTTTGATCAAAGACCCCCAAGCTCTGGTGAGGTGATGTCACCAATCCCAAGGGGTATGGAGCAGGGAGACTACTACAGATCTTTAAGAAATGAGTTAGAAATGGAAAACGAAGAGCTAGTTAGGGATAAAGCACAAAACACTTTAGATAGAATTAGATTAGATTCTTTATTGAATCAAGGTGCAGAAAGAATTGAAAGAGTCCCGAATGATTCTTCTTATTTTCAAAATACTCCAGAGCAAGATTATTTTATGAAAAAATATAGGGAACAAATGATAGACCCAATGTTTTTACCACAGGATAATTAATGGATCAAGATCCAAGAGCAAAACAAAACGATGAGTTGTATCGCCAGTGGCGAGATGCTCGCTCTGATTGGGACACTGAGGCTAGAAAAGATATAGACTTTTATCTCGGTAATCACTTTACCAATGATGAATCTGATGAACTAGCACAGCGTAATCAAGCTGACATCCCAATGGATAGGGTATCATCAGCAATAGAAAAATTTAAAGCAGTATTAACATCCAGACCTCCAGCATTTACAATTACACCTAGAGAAGATTCTGATGTACAGGTAGCAAATTTATGGAGAGCTATCATGGGTTACGTCTGGGAAAAGTCAGATGGTGACTGGCAAATGAAACAAGCAATACAGGACTATGCAACTACTGGTATGGGATATTTGTATGCTTACATTGATAGAGAATCAGATTTTGGTAGAGGTGATGTCAAGTTTACTTATCTAGACCCTTTTAGGGTTTACGCATCTCCAAGCTCAAGAGATCGTTGGTTTAGTGATTCAGATGGTCTTATCCTTTCTACCATCCTTACAGGTGAACAAGTCATCAACCTCTACCCTGAATTAAATGACAGTATTGACCCAGAAACTGGAGAGGAAATACCCGGACTAATTAGAGAATTATCTGGTTTTACATACGATGAAGAAGATTACCCATCCTCTCAAAACAGAAACTCAATGAATGTATTTACTCCAGCAGAAGTAAAAGATAAAGATTATTTTGAAGTTCAGAAGTATCAAATACTAGAACGATTTTATAAAATAAAAGTTCCATACTACCGCATTATAGATATGCAATCCCAAGAGGAAGAGATACTATCTCAAGAAGAATATGAAAAATTTACATTTGAAAATTCTGAGGCATTAGAGATTGGTGCATTCACAGCAATACAGGTTTTACAAACTAGGGTAAAGGTTTGTGCTAGTTTAGGTGAGGTGGTATTATACGAACAGATTTTAAATACTGACGAGTATCCAATAGTCCCGCTGCCGAATATCTGGACATCAACCCCTTACCCCAAGAGCGATGTGTCCAGAGCTAGACCGATGCAGAGGTTACTCAATAAGCTTTGGTCTTTAGCCCTTTCACATGCCCAAGCATCTGCGGGACTAAAACTTCTAGTACCACTAGGTAGTGTGGATGATATTGATCAGTTAGAAAAAGACTGGGCAAATCCAAATGCAGTGATAGAAGTTGACTCATCTCAAGGTGAGCCGCACTATCCAGCACCACAACCGCTTGCTGGTGAGTTTTATAGATTGATACAACAGTCAGAGTTTTATATTGATTTTATCTTTGGTCTGCCAGAAATGATGCATGGCTTTGCGGATAAAGCACCAGAAACACACAAAGCGACAGAGAGAATGATTGCATTGGGTAGCGAAAGACCTAAATCTAAATTAAGAGATATTGAATTTAGTATTAACAAACTTGGTAAAGTTATTTATAATTTATCTAAGGGACATTACACCTATAAGAAGATTTTTAGGTTGGCACAGCCTAATAATAACATTACAGAAGTAATGGCTAATTTCTATACAGATGTTAGTGGTGCAGTTCTAGACTTAAAGAAAGATAGACACATTTTAGATCAACATGATATCCGAATTGAAACAGGCTCTACCATGCCTTCTAATAAATATGCAGAACTTGCTGTATATCTTGAGGCATTCCAAATGGGCATTGTTGATCGTTATGAGGTTCTTAAAAAGAATCCAGAGATATTTGATAAGGAAGGAATTATGCGTAGGACTGAAGAGAAGCAATTAATGCAACAACAAATGCAGGCTATGCAGGAACAAATAAAGAATTTGCAAGGTGACTTGCAGACAGCCCAAAGAGAGTCTGTCAGTGATAGAAAGAGAGTTGAAGTCGAGAAGTTTAAATCTAGACTTAGCGAAGTTAATTCTGAATCTAAAGCAGACAGAAGGGTACAACGTAGTAAACTAGAAAACGAGGTGAAGCTCGAGGTGGAGAAATTGTCTAGCAATCTGAAAGATGTTCAGAGAGAAGTCAGTTCCACTCCAAAAGCCTAAGAGACATCTAAGGAGAGTATATGTCTACATTAGAACAACAGGAAACAAGTATCGAAAGCGGAATACAAGGCGGTAATGAAGCCTTCGTGGAAGATATCGTCAATGAACAAGCCATCCAAGAAGGGGTGGACACAACTCAACAGGAGCTTCAAGAAGAAGTCCCTGCTGTAGATTATGAAGCAGAGTCAAAAAAGTTTCAATCTATGTATGATCGGTCACAAGCTGAAAATGCTAAATTGCAACAAGGTGCTCAGTTGCTTCAATTACTAGAGCAGCGACCTGATCTTGTTAAAACTCTTGAAGACGGTATAGCTAACCCACAGGGTCAAAACCAGAGTACTCAAGAAGCTACTCCCGCAGTCGATGACTTCAATCCTTGGGATGCCTTTACAAATGATACTTCTGAATCAGGTAAATTTGTTGATCAAAAGATCACAAGTAAAGTTGATCGGTTGGTATCTGAAAGGTTAGCCCAGCAACAGCAACAGATGCAAGCTGAGATGCAAATGCAAAATACGGTAAATGAATTACGAGGAACATATAAGATGTCTGATAATGATATTCAAGATTTCATGCAGTTCACTACCCAACCAAAGGAGCAAGTAGGTTTAAACAACTTAGTAAAGCTCTGGCAAATGCAAAGCGGTAATTCTGTTGCGAACAACGATACAATGGAAGCGGTAAATGCAGCTAAGCAAGCACCTAGAACTGCTGGTGTCTTACAAGGACAAGCTCCACAATCCCCCAAAACGGATTCGGACAAGATCTTTGAAAGCATCATGGGAACAGGTGCTGGAGCAGCTTTACCATAATAATAACACATACTAAGAGGTATATAAATGGCAATATCATATAATACTGGATCTTTAAAGTCCAGCGATATAACAGCTACTACTTCTGATGCTAGTGTAGGGCAAAGACCCGATAGAAGACGGATTTTTAATTTTGGCGACAGAGTTGCTGAATTGACTCCGGAAGAATCACCGTTCTTCGTCTATCTAAATAAAGTCTCTAAAGCACCTACCGATGATCCAGTGTTCCGTTACTTGGAAAACAGAAATAAAATTAGTTTTTCAGATCGTTCTTTTTTAATTAAAGGAGCAGTTGGTACTGTTTCCGCAGGTTCTTCGTATTCATTTATTGTAGATACTGCGGGTGGAGCGGCTGTTGAATATTTAGTTAAGGGAATGGTTTTCTCTGTAGGAACAGTTGATTCTACAGCGGGATACGGTCAGGCGTTAGTAAGAGTAGATGGTGCAATTACGCACAATTCAAGTGATTCATCTTTTTCTGGAAAAGTAATTGATGTATCAGCGGTTAGTGGAAGTAATAGCATTGCAAATAATGATGTAGCACAAATCATCGGTACTTCATTTGAAGAAGGTTCTGGTTCTCCAGATGTTTGGTCAAGTGAAATTGAAGATGGTTTTGGCTATACTCAGATCTTTAAAACAGCTGCTGAAATGACAAATACAGCATACGCTACACGCTATCGTGGTTATCCCGATGAGTGGAGTCGTATCTGGGCTTCAAAGCTTAGAGAGCATAAAGTTGACATTGAAAGAGCTATGCTCTTCGGTCAAAAAGCTCGTGTAGGTGGCATTCAGTACACTGAAGGTCTAGTAGGACACATTCTAAAGAATGCAAGCCCTGTTGTAAATGACAGTGCTTTTAGTTATTCTTCTGGAAGTGCTTATCATAGAAGTGTAGCACAGTCTGAGATGACTTACGACAGATTACTTAGTGATCTTGAAGTAATTTTTGATCCGGCTCGTGGTGGTGCTTCTGACAAGTTAGTCCTATGCTCACTACCAGTAATTACATTCTTTAACAAGATGGGTAAAGATGCTTTCCTAAGTAGTTCATTAGCTTATAATGCTAACGAAGCTTTGGCTGGCGATGATGTACCAAATCAATCTCCAATGCGTTATAATATGTCTGAAAGACAAGGTGCTTTCGGTCATAGCATAATGGTTATTGATACTATTCATGGAAGGTTAAACCTAGTTAAAGAGCCTCTATTTAGAGGTCAAGCTTCTGGTTTTATGCTAATGGCTGACATGAGTCAATTATCTTACAGACCTTTAATTGGTAACGGTATTAATCGTGACACACAAGTAATGACTAATGTACAGTCTGCTGACGAAGATCTTAGGAAAGATATGATCTTAACTGAAGCAGGTCTAGAAGTTACTCTAGCTGAGTCTCACGCATTATATAACCTAGAAGGAGTATAATATGAAGTCAGACGTAATTAATCCGAATAGTAGTAGCTTTGAATCACAAGAAGCTCACGAAGTCGGTGGAACAAAGAAGATATTCACATACTCTGGATCAACAGCAGAAGCTCTTTTAGATAGTGCTACTACTGCTTATGCCGACAATGATATTGTTGCATACGCAGGAGCATTAGATGTAAGTGTTCCAGATGGTTATCACACAGCAAGTAAAATTCTTGTTGACAAGATAACTTGGAACTGTTCTGTTGCAGCAGGTGCTACTATGGTTGGTAGTATTGCTGCTGGTACAGCCGCTAATGAAGCTCTTAATGGAGCTGTAACTGGTGCTGTAGAGTTGTTTGGAGCGGGTGCTACATACAGAAATGCAAATTTAGCAGCTGATTTATCTATAACAGAAGTTGATGTTGACTTTAATACCGCTGGTATTATGTGGGCACAGCCTTTGATTATATTACCTGTAGCTACGAATTATATTTATGTTCGTACAGGCACAGCGATAAATCACGCTACTAATTTTGATGCTGGTAGATACCAACTTCAAATGGAGTATACTGTACTTTAATCCGAATATATAAGGATAGCAGTTTATAGTACTGTGGGGAGGGTCAATAAAAGGCTCTCCCCAAAACTATAAAAGGAAAATTTATGAAAAAGAAATGTATACACTGTAACCATCCTAATAACGAAGGGTGGTTTTATTGCAAGAAGTGTGGTAAGAAAGCTTCAGAAAGTATATTTACTACAAATATGTATATGATGTCCGACATGGGTAAACGTACAGATGTAGAAATGTCTGTGCAGAGCATGGATCAAAATACAAAAGAAATGAGAGAAAGGCTCTATGGCAACATTTGAAGCACAGGTAGAAGGATTAACTGGGTTAACTATTGATGGTAGTAGTTCACCTACTCAAGATCAAATAACTCAATTCTTAACAGATGGTGCTAAAGAAATATTAAATGCTTTACCAAGGGGTAAGCAAGAAATGTTTACTACTTCAAATGATTTAAATAGTAGTAGTGTTAATTTAACATTATTAGGCTCAGAGGTTTTTAGCGTTACTAGAGATGATGGTACAATTAACCAGCCCTGTAGAAAAGTGCCAGCTAGATTAAATGGTAGGGTTAGAGACTCAGGTGATATGATGGCAGCTACGGCAACAGACCCTGTTTACTACATAATTAATAATATTTTAAGTGTAGTACCAGAGCCTAGTAATTCTAATAATGCTCATGTTCATACATTAGCATATCCAACAGTTTCTTATACGCACAATACAGTTGCCAAGTTTCCAGATGATGGAGAGTATTTACTTCCCTTATACGCTTCTATAAAATCATTACAAAATGCTTTATCTGCTAAATCAGGAAACTCAGATATAACTACAGCATTAACTGCTATCAATACAGAATTAGATGAGACTCAAGCTATTTGTGATGAATTAAACACTCAAGTAGATGCAGCTGTAACTCAACTTGGGGAGTCAGTAACTCAAGTTGATGCATCTATTGATACTGCTTTAGCAGCGATAACAACAGCAGCTGGTAGGGTTAACGCAGCAGTAATAGTTGCAAACACTCAATTTGACAGTGCTGTAACGGCAAACACTGCTGAGGATATAGAATTAGCCTCTTCTCATGTAAATGCTGGAAATGGATTTTTATCAGAAGCTTCTTCTTCTGCCAATGAAGCTTCAACCTATGCAAATGAGGTAAGTGCTAGAATATCTCAAATAAGTGGATACAATCAGGTTGTTAGTGGTTATTTAAATGCAGCTCAAGGATATGCTAATGAAATTCAAACTAAATTACAAATAGCTCAAGGTTATGGGAATGAGGTTACTGCTAGATTAAATGTAATTAGCACTGAATATTCTTGGATGGAAAAACAGCAAGCAAAGTTGCAAGCAGATTATGAAAAAGGTTTAGCACAGTTAGTGAGGTAATATGTCACATTCAATACACACATTAACAGTAAAACAAATTATTAGTAGGGTTAGGCAGGTATTTCCAGAAGCTCCTGAAACTTATATTATGTCATTGATCAATGATGCTATAAATGAAATGGGGGAATATTCACAAAAGTCTATATCTGCTAAAATAAATTTAGAGTCTAGTAAAATGTTTTATAATGTGGGTGATAGTGCTGTAGATTCTTCTAATGAAAAGTTAGGTATTAACAAAATTTATAGAATAGATGTTATTGATGATAATGGAGATTACATTAGAGTACCTAGGGTTCTAGATGGTGAACCTTTACAATTTGATATAGCATCTGAAAGTGCAATAAAGACACCTGAATAATGGCATTAGTAGCAGAAGTAACAAAAGTAATTACAGTTGCAGACTCATCTAGTAGTTTAAACAATAAGTATTTTTTAATTAATGCGGTAGATACAGATACTACTAAGCATGTTGGTTATAAGACAGTTCAGTATTATGTTTGGATGAATGTTGGCAGTGCTGGTTCAGACCCTTCTGTATCTGGGGCAACTGGTGTAGAGGTAACTTTTTCTGCTGATGCAAATGCAGCTGCGGTTGCTACTGCTGTTTCAAATAAAATTAATGAATTATCTGGTTTTTCTACAGCTATTTCATCTAGTGGTGGTGCAGATAAATTAATTACAATAACAAATGCTAATGTTGGAGCGGTGACAAACGCTTCCGATGCAGGCACTACAGGATTTACAATAACAACAAGCACAGAAGGTACAGGGTTATTAGCAAGCAATATAAAGTATCCAGAAGCTAGAGTGAATTATTTTATTAGAGGAGATCATTTAGGAATTATTACAAATTATGATTCTGAAAATGAAACTAGAACAGCTAGGAAGTCTTATACAGCAATAGATCATAATATTGTAAATGGTTTATTAGTGCATTATTATGGTGCTCCTAAAAGAGTAACTGCAATTACAGATACTCCAGATGTAGATAATTTATTTCATTCTTCTATTGTGGATTATGTAAAAAAATGTTTATATATGGATAAGGCTGGAACGGCAAGTGACGGCAATATAGCACAGGTTTCAATGGGGCTGATGGCACAACATGAAAGAAAATTTAATAATGCCATAAAGAAGTATGGTAATAGAAAAAGAAGTAAAACAGGTGGAACTAGAGCAGTAGTCCCAGCAGATTTTAAATAATAGTTAATTTGCCCTAGTGGCGGTGGTGGAGGAAGTCAAGGAGTGATCAATGGCTGATATTAACAAGTTTACAACAAAAGAAGTATTAAACAAGGTACTTCTAGATTCATCAGGAGATGCGGTTGCCGCATTTTCACACACAACCCAAGAAGCATTAAACGCAGTATTAGACACTACAAACAATAGATTAAATGTATCTATTGCAGGTGGTACAATATCTGGTGACGTTACTATAAGTGGTGACTTAACTGTTGAAGGTGGAGGTAGTCTTGCATTTGATGAAATAGTTGAAGGTACTATGGCTCTTAATGTTAATAATAGTAATAGTGACCCTCAATTTCAAATTAATAATGCTAACGCTAGTGGTCGTTCACATATATTATTTCAAAACACATCTCGAAGTACCTACTGGGCTTTTGGTCAAGATAGCGACAATGATTTTAAGTTTGCTAACCACGTTCATTTTGGTTCAAATGTCAGAATGACATTAACTGCAGGTGGAAGTCTTGGTATTGGAACTGACTCACCTAGTGGAGATGGATTAACTGGTTCAGCGTCTCCAGCTTTAGAAATTAGTGGGACATATCCAGTCTTACAACTTCACGATACAGATGATGATAATTATAAAGCAGTAATGGGTACAAATAGTGGAATAGTTTATTTAGGTGGCACTGGTAGTGCTATAACCGCCTTGCAATTATATGTTCAGGGTGGATTAAAAATGAAACTTGATGCTAACTCTCGTGTCAGTCTTAGTAATAATGATAGTGGTACTGAGAATACAGTTTTTGGATATACGGCAGGGGCAAATATTGATGCAGGAAGTAATTACAATGTTTATATAGGGCATCAAACTGCTGGAAATGGTACGCATAATGATGCAGTAATGAATACAGCAGTTGGGTATAGGGCAATGTATCCTTTGACATCAGGAGATTATAATACAGCACTTGGTGCGGATTCTTTAAGGTTAATTACAACTGGTGCTTATAATGTAGCCATAGGTGCAAATGCTCTTGCTGGAGCAGATGGTGCAGAAGCAAACAATATTGCTATTGGTGAATCTGCGATGTTATCTGTTAATCTTGATACTTCAGAAAAAAATATTGCGATTGGTAGATTAGCACTAACTGGTGGTACTGGTGAATTAATTGGTAATGTTGCAATAGGTCATTTAGCTTTAGATGCTACTGGGTCTAATGCTCAAACTGGAGTAATAGCGATTGGAATGCAATCTCTTACTTCACTTGCAGCTGGAAGATTTAATACAGCAGTCGGTTATCAATCTGGATATAGTGCTACTGCAGCAGAAAATTTTACTTATATCGGTTATCAAGCAGGTTATTCAGGATCTGGGAATCACTCAAGTACCTATGTAGGTTATCAAGCAGGATATGGGGGTGGCTCAGGTTCAGGTGGAGAAAGAAATGTTGGTGTAGGTGCTTCTGCACTTGCAAATACTAATGGCGGTTCTGATAATACTGCAGTTGGAAAAGATGCTTTGATTGCCATAACAAGTGGAGATAATCACGTTGCAATAGGTGCAAATGCTGGTGATGCACTAACAACTAGTTCAAATAATGTTGTTATTGGTAAAGGTGCATTAAGTACAGCAACGACTGCTTTAAATAATGTTTTTATTGGGAGAAGTGCTGGTGAAGATATCCAAGCAGCTCAAGCGTTAGATGGTGTTGTAGCTATAGGATGGGAAGCGTTTAAAGGTAGTGGTTCTACTACTACAGGTGCAGATGGAACAATAGCGATTGGAAAAGAAGCATTAAAAGCTCTTACTACAGGTGCTGGGAACACAGTTATTGGATACCAAGCAGGAGCTACAATAACCACAGGGAGTAATAATGTTGCTTTAGGTTATAATGCTCTTAATGGCATAACTACAAAGGGTAACAATGTTGCTCTTGGTTATAATGCAATGAATGGGGCAACTAATACTCAACAAGCTATAGCTATTGGTTCTGGTGCATTAGATGCTTTATCGAGTGCAGCCGCTGAAGGTCACGTTGCAATAGGTCATAATGCTCTTGGTGCTGCTAATAGTAATGGGTCAAATGGTGCAGTTGCAATAGGTCATAGTGCTTTACAAGCTGTAACCTCTCAATCAGGTAATACTGCGGTAGGGGTTAATGCAGGTATAAGTGTTGCAAGTGCTGGGAATACACTAATTGGGCATAACGCTGGGAATCTTATAACAACTGGAAGTGAAAACACAATAGTTGGAAACGAGTGTGATGTAGCAAGTAATGATAATACAAACAATATTATACTTGGAAATAATTTAACTGCTACAGATAAAGATAATGCAGTATTTATTGGTAATGATACTAATCACATTGAAAATGATTTTAACGCAGATGCTGCTTGGAATTACTCATCGGATGAAAGACAGAAAAAAGATATTAAAGATGACACATTAGGTCTTGATTTTATAAACGATTTAAGACCAGTGACATATAAACATAAATCTCCAAGTGAATTTCCAAAGGAATGGAGTGCTTATGATGCTGATGATAAAGAGCCAATGGGTGGAGATAAAACAATACATGGTTTAATTGCTCAAGAAGTGAAACAAGCATTGGATAATCAAGGTGTAGATACATTTGGTGGATGGTCTGTTGGAGATGATGGCAGACAAAGAATATCCGCAGAAAAAATGGTAATGCCATTAATTAAAGCAGTTCAAGAGCTATCAGCTAAAGTAGAAGAATTAGAAGCAAAACTTTCTAAATAACAACAACAAAGGAGCTAAATAATGGCTAAAAAAGAAAAAGAACAAAAGCCTGTTTTAACTTTCGATGACAAAGAGTATGTAATCGAGGATATGACAGATGAACAAAAAGCAGTACTTAACCACATTAATGACTTACAGAATAAGATGAACTCTATGCAGTTTAACTTAGATCAGATAAGCGTTGGTAAGGATGCGTTCATAGCTAAACTTCGAGAAGCTCTTGAAGAAAAACCTGAAGAAGAGGAAGCAGCAGCTTAGTTATGATTATAAGGAAGAGTAGTCAAGGTCATCGAATTAGGTTACATAAAAACACCACTCCCGGTGCTACTCGTACAAAAACATACCCAGATGGAACTGTCGAAACCTTGACTTACCCTTCTAGTTACGATTACTTTGTAGAAGTAGATGGTGAAGTTGTAAAACGCTCTGATAGCTTTGAAACAATAGAAGAGCACTACGTTGATGAATGTGCTAAATTATATGATAATGGACATGGAAGATTATTAATAGGCAAGCATCAAGTGATAGGTGGTATTGCTACGTTACAATCTGAATATCCTGATGAATTAAATACGAAAGCAGAAATAAAAGCGTGGTATGATTTACGAAGTATTAGTTATAATGATAGCGAAACAAAAGCAGAATTATTATCTAGGATTGTAGAAAACTTTAACGCAAAACACATAAAGAAATAATATGAAAAACCCCTTAGCAACATTTTACGGATGGCAAGTTAGTTCAGGTGCATTAGATGGGTGGACATCTTATCACATAGCAGCTGGTTTATTTATAGCGAAAGTAGCACAATGGTTAGGTGCATCAGATTTATGGGCAGTATTGTGGGTACTTATTATAGGTATTGCTTGGGAGATATTTGAAGTATATGTAGAAGGAACTGAAGAAACATACGGAACAAAAAAACGATGGGCTATTAATACAGCATCAGA